ATGGTCGCCTGCGGGTGGCGGAATGGGGGCTTTTGCACCCTCGCCTTCCCCGGCACTTCGCTCATGCCGTACTTCTCCAGCAGCGCCCGATGTTCCTTGTCTGGCCCGCGGACGGACACGGGCATGTCGGAGAACGCCATTTCCTCCGGCAGCTTCGGGTCGCTGTCGGGTTCGAGTTGCGACTTTCCGTCCAGGGACCGCTTGCGGTTGCGCCTTGCGGGCTTGCCGACGGTGTAATCCTTGACGCCCTCGGCCCCGGCCGTCTCCACGGCGGGCTTCAGCGGCTCTGGATCTGGAGCCTGACTGGGGGCGGGCGAAGGGGAATCCGCTTCGGCTTTGACCTCGGCCGTGGCGTTCAGTACCGCGGCGTTGTGAACGAGCGCGGGATCTGGCGGCGGCAGAGCCGTACTCTGGCGCGCGAAATTCGCGGTCAGCCGCGCCTCCATCTCATCGATCCGCTTCTTCACCATGCCCGCGATCTTCAGTTCCGCCAGCAAGGCGCCCTTGGGCATCTCGGCGGTCAGGTGGGAGATTTCCGGCTCGCCGCCGAAGTCCGTCGCGTGTTCCTTGGCCCATGCCAGGATTCCGACCGGGTCCAGGGCGATCACTTCATTGGGGATGATCTGGCTCATGGCGTCACCTGTTAGGGATAGAGAACGAATTGCACGGCGCGCACGTCGTAGATGCCGACGCCAGCGGCCCCGTGACTCACCACATCGATCGTGTCCGCCGCCGAGTACATCCGGCTGGGCAGGGTGCCCAGATTGACCGAGGTGTAGATCGTGCCGGCTGCTGCGTTGCCATCCACCTCGGCCAAGTAGAAGTCCACATCGTCGCCGTCCCCCAAATCGAACGTCTGCGCGGCGCCCTCGGCGGTGATGATCTTCATCGAGGCCAGCAGCACGAACACCCCCGGCAGCACCGTCAGCACCTGCGCCACATCGGCATCCGCTTGGTTCTTGTTGGCGGTGTTGAGGCGGTTCCCGATCACCTGGCAGAGAGGGGTTTCCCGGTCGGCCTGATAAGTGACCTCGTGCGTGCCGGCAGTCAGTGGGTTCGTGGCCATCTTGGGTCCGCTCCGTTACAGGGTCAGGGCGCCGCCGTCCATGTTGATGAGTGCGGCGGTCAGCCTGAGTTTCACGAGGTCGGCTGCGGCGCCCAGCGTAATGATGTCGATCGTGTCGGCGGTCGTGATGAATTTCCCTCCCAGAATCCCGTAGAGCTGCGTCGGGATGGCAGATTCCACGTTCCCGGCATCGGTCGCGTCCGTGTACGCGACGCTGGAAGTGTACCGGACCGGCGGCGTGCCGGTGTTCAAGTCGGTTCCGTCCAGGAAGGCGTCGGCGTCCACGCCGGTAATCCCAGTGTCCGCCGTAAGCGCCCCGCCCTCCAACGTGAGTACCTGCATCCCCACCAGGAATATCCAGTAGCCAGCGGCGACGGCCAGCATTTCGGCAACGTCGTTCTGCGCCTGATTCGTCAGCGCCGCATCCAGGATATTCTCGACGATGTGGAAATTGCGCTGGCCGCCGGAACGGACGTTGGGGCCCGTCCCGGCGCTGTACAAGTTGGTTGCCATCGGTGGCCGCTCCCAAAAAGGTCAGACCATGACTACGCGAACACCCCGCCCGTCCCGGTGCCTTGCGGGCGTTTGGTGAGGCCGTCGCCCACGGTGTCGATCACGAACGATGTCAGTCGCACCTTGTACAGGTCTGCCGCATTGTTGCTCAGGATGTCGATCGTGTCGGCGGCGGTGAACAGTTTTCCGCCAGGCACAGAATAGAGCTGCGTCGGGATGGCAGATTCCACGTTCCCGGCATCGGTCGCGTCCGTGTACGCGACGTTGCTCGCGTAGTAGACGGGTACCGTCCCTGTGTTGAGGTCCGTTCCGTCCAGGAAGGCGTCGGCGTCCACGCCGCTCACGCCAACGTCGACCGTCATGGTGCCCCCTTCCAGGGTCAGCACCTGCATCCCAACGATCATGGCCAGCCAGCCCGCCGACATCCCCAGCATCTGGGCAATGTCCGCGGAACCCTGGTTGTCCAGGGCTGTGTCCAGAATGTTGGCGATCACGCCGGACCGGTTCAGGTTCTCGTTGGAGAACCGGCGCCCGCCGGTCGTCCCGGCGGGGGAGTAGTTGCGGGTGGAGGCCATCTGACTTGCTCCTCAAGAAAGTTCAGTCCGGTGCTATCGCCAGCAGGTTATCCCTGCACCCAGCCCTGCTTGCCGAGGAAGATCGGCTGCACGGTTTTCCAGCCGAACACCTGCAGCCCGCGGATCAGATCGCCGAAGGCGTCGGGGTTCTTCAACGATTCGGTCTTGACGAAACTGTTGGCGAACGTAACGGCCGCACGGTTGCCGTATGTCCCCTGGACATAGCCGCCGGAGGTGGTCAGGTTCGGGGTGGAGAAGAACTCGAACGACTGCATCGATCCAATCTTGCCGGAACGGATCATCGACTCGCTGGTGCCCATCTTCTCGGCGGACACGAACAGGGTGTTGAGCGAGAAGAGCGATTCCAGCCAGTACGGAACGACCATCCAGTTCCCCGCTTCGGGGCAGAACTTTTCCTTCAGTTTCTGCTTCGCGTCCACCACCAATTTCGGCAGATTGTTGGCCGTGACCGTCAGGTCGGAGAGGATGTTGTCGGCGTGGGCATCGGCGTAGATGTTGCCCAGCACTTGCTGGTCCACATACCGGCGCTGCTGGATCGAGGCGTTGGACTCCAGCTTCGTTCGGTACTTCACATCGGCCATCTGTTCCTGAAGGTCGTCGATTGGGATGTTCCAGTAGCTGCCGTTGTCGATCAGCAGCTCGGTCTCCTCGTCGATCACCTGCTGCTGGGCCAGCGTCATGCCGGCGTAGTAGCGAGCCACAGTGGCTTCGGGGTCGCGGCGGATGTTGACCTTGTCGCCGAATTTCTTGATTTCACCCTCGTAGTCCATGTTCACGATCTTCGGCGTCAGCGCCTCCTCGTAGTAGCGCGCCAACAGCTTCATCGAGAACAGTTCCGGGATGAACACACCAGCCGGCAACTGGGCGAATCCCTCGGACCGGGGAAAGTTCTGGGCCATGGGTCTACTCTCCGCGAATGCGTTGGGCGCGTCGCCACCTGTAAAGGGGCGACCTAACGCCGCTTATTGAGCGTGGCTACTTGGAATTTCCGGGATTCGGTGGAACTAGCGCCTAGCCGTACAGTTGGCCCGCTTGCTGCGCCTTCTCGACTTTATCGAGGAAAACGCGGAGCTCTTCCGGCTTGTTGGCGAGTTCCTTCTGCTTCTGCCTCACCTCGCCCATCGTCATCGGCTGGACATCGCCGGCGATCGGGGGTGGGGCCGGTTGCAGATCGGGTCTGACCGATCCTGCCGCAGCGGCTTTCCTGCGCTTCTCTTCTTCGAGGCGCTTGGCGGCCGCGACATCGCGGGGATTGGACTTCCTGAACTCGGAGAGGACGTAACAGAACTCATCGACCAAGGCGCCCTGCTGGCCTTTCTGCGGATACATCATTGGCACCCACGTCCCCGCCATGGGGTGTCCGTAGAGCCATTCCAGGAAGGTCTGGTCGGCGTCCGTCCCATCCGGGGATGCGCCAACAAGGGTCTTCCAGTCCGCATGTTCCCTCGACACTTCGCGCTCGAAGGTGGCCTGGTCCTGCTGTTCCTGCGACTGCGTTTGGGATGCGGCGTGTGCCTGGAGACGTTGAATCACCTCTCCAACGGGGGCAAGTTCCGAGCGAAAGTTCTCGATCGCCTCCGCAATGCCAGCCTCCGCAAGAGCCCGAATCGCCGCTTCTTGTTCGATGGCGAACTGATCGCCATACGTTTCTCTGGCGGTATCCAGGTACTTCTTGACGGCTGCACTGCGCTCCGCAATTTTCGCCGGCGCCCGGGGCGGTTCTGCCGCCTGTGGTGCTGGTTGTCGCGGTTGAACTTGCTGAGGTTGTCTCGGCCGGGTAAAGAGCCGCACCGCCTGCGGCGTGACTCCATCCTCGGCGTAGACCACCTCCACGTCCCGTCCCTCTCGCATCGCTGTCACCAGCGAGCTGTACTGGCCATTCAGGCGCTTGAAGGCATCGGCGCTCCGTTTAACCCGCTGTTGATCGGTCTCTCCGGGCTCGTCGCCCGCTTGCGGTTGCGGATTGGGTGCAGGAGGCGGATCGGATGCCGGCTGCGCTGGCGCAGTGCTCGGCTCGCCTGTGGGTGCCTGCGGTGGGTCCGCAACGGGTACTGCTGGCGGATCTGCTGACGATCCGGGAACGTCTGGATACTTCTCGGCAATTTCCGCCCGAATCCTCTCGGCTTCCGTGTCGTAGGTCCTGATTCCTGATGCCATCCGGCGTCTCTCTCGGGCCTCAGTTGAGGTACTCCGACGGTCCGGGCCGCATCAGTGCGGTAGTCCGGGCGCCGCTGTATGACGTTTTGATCTTTAGTTTTTGGTTTGTCAAGCGGGGAGTGGAACGTGCTCCTCTCGTCGCTGCTGGGCGTGCGTCTTCGGATCCCAGCGCAGGCAGTCCCCAAGGTCCCTGATGATTCGCAATTGTGCGGCGGAATCCCTGCGCTCGGCATCGGTTGTATTCGGCGATTCGATGATCGTTTGGGCCTCTCCACGCAGTTCTTCGAGGTGTGCGGCCAGGGCGACGCGCACGCGCACGCCCTCCTGGGAGTGCAGGTCCTCCAGCAGGTTCCTTCGCATCTGAATCGACATGGCGTTACCTCATCGTTCCGCGGCGGGGCGGGTTGGTCATGCCCATCTGCATCCCTGGGTGCGGCGGCGGCGCACCAGGGCCGGATGGCGTCTCTTTGTCCATCGCTGGGCCGACCTGCCCGCCCAGTGCCTCTGCCTGCTGGGCCTGCTGGGCGGCAAACTCCTCATCCGAGATGAAGGCATCCGAGGGGTTGAAGCCCAGTGTGCGGGCGAGTTGGCGCATGAAGAAGTCCAGATTGGCCTTCGGATTTTGCGCGAACACCTGGGCGGCCTGGATCAGCCGCTGCGATTGCACCTCGCGGGACATCAGGGCTTTGGCGCCGGTCGCCACTACCTTGCAGCCAACGAAGATCCAATCCTTGATGGAGTACCGCATGTTCCAATCGTAGTACCCCTCGACGATCGGCTCCATTACGTAATCGTCGATATTGCACAGGATTTCGTTCAACTGCTTTCCGGCGTTGGTGTTGAGAATCGACATTCCTCCGACGGTTTTTGTCGTCCCCGCCCCCGTCATGCCGCCCGTCAGGGCGGGCCGGCTCGATTCCTCGTCGGCCATGCGCCGTGCAAAGTCCACGACCATCATAAACTGCTGGGTGTTGACCGGAATCTCGAACACCTGAATCGCCTTCTTCCCGGAATGGCCGTCGTGCTTGGTGAGCCATACCTTCCAGCCGTAGATGTCGTCGGCGTTTTCCGGAGCCTCCCAGAAGAGGCTCGTGTTGACCTCGAACATGGGGCCCGTGGCGATCGCCATGTTGTCCAGCGTGTGCCGCATCCCGGAATTGCAAATGTCCTGGCTGGTCTTCATGCGGATCGGCATCCCCTGGCCGAATGGCCCGAAGCCTGGCGTGCCGCGGCGGAAGATCGGCGCCAACTTGTAGAGGTTGCCGGGGGGCGCTTTCTTGATGCGCAGGCGGAACTCCCCGCACACCATGATGTCCGCCTTCACGGACACCTGTAGCGCCTCGTCAGGCACATCGTCGATTCCGCAATCCTTCAACTCCTGGCCCGTCAATTCCCCCCAATAGTTGAGTATCCTCCACCGGGCGGAGCGACTTACCTCGGCGTCGCCAACGAAGGCGCGAATCTCCTGGGTATGAGGCTCCGGCGTGTAGTTCCCGCTGGGATATTGCTGCAGGCACCGTAGCACTGCCGCCGGGTTGACTCCCTCCTGCGTCGCCAAGTCCAGCATCCCGCGGCGGTCAAGGGTCATCACCTCGATCATCGAGCGGTTGGGATCGAAGTCGGTGGATTCCATGTCGGGGTACAGGTTCAGGATCGACACGTACCGGCAGACCGGCATGAACCCAATCCCGTAGTCCACCTCCGCGATCGCCTTCATGTTGGCGTCGTAGCGTTCCTCCCATTTCGGCTTCTCGTCCTTGATGGTGAATGGCCCCTTGATTCCCATGGTGCCAAGAATCACGCCCTCGTAGGCCGCCAAGGAAAGCTGCTCGGGCAGGTCGCCATCGTCCATCTGCCCTTGGATTTCCATCTTCATGCCGTCGGCACGAAGCTCGCGCTCCTCGTTGATGATCTCGTAGGTGGCGCCGGGCGGGAACCTGTCGGGCGGGATGGGCGTGTTTGCCGCCAGCTTCCGGGGTTGAAGATCCCACGTCCGGTCGCTGCCGGCGCCGCGCAGCACATCCATCACGTCGCCGTGCAGGGCATCGCATTTCATCCGGGTGAGGCCGACCCAGGCCTTGCTGCGGTTCGGGTTTGCCGCTAGGCGGGCGGCCTCTTCGCCGCTGTACTGGCCATTGTAGCGCCGGATGCACTCCATCCACTCCTCTTCGAGCGGGCGCCTCCGGTTGCGACGGTCCTCCCACAAGGCGTTGATCCTGGCGGCCAGCAGCGACGGCTGGACTTGGGATTGCAGCATCACCCCCAACTGTGCCTGGAGTTGCTTCAGTCCTCCGGTAGCACCAGACAGCACCATGTCGGACGGGCGAATCGGCGGCTCCTGAACGACTAGGGCCTGCCCGGGCACTTGGGCGGAGCCATCCACTGGCGTGGTTTCAGGCGCCGCCAGCAAGGCGACTGGCTGCGGGGGTGGCGGGGCGGGAACGCCGGCCGGCGCCGGCGGAGGGCCATTGGCGACACGCCTGGGCTGACCAGCCAGCAACTGCAGATCGTCGGGGTTCTGCATGGCTCTATGGTCCGATGTATTCGTACCGTTTGGTCGATCCCTGCCTCATCCGGCGACGGTAGTCGCCGCTCGCTGGGACTCCTTGGCGAATCTTCATCACGATGTACTGCAAGGCGTCCTGGACGTGGCTGAACTCGTTTTTCTCAGGCTCGAACTCGTAGACATCGGTGCCGGCCTTTCTGACCTTCCTCATCTGATACCCGTTCTTGAACCCGGTAATCAAGACCGTGCAGCGCGGGTCGATCACGATGCCCGGGCTGCCGTTGGTCAGGTAGTGCTCCACCGCATCCAATCTGGGGGCGATGCGGAACTCCGGGGCGCTCTCGGTGGGGATGCCTTCCTCGCGCAAATAGTCCTCCCACGAGTGTTCATCGGATCCGCCAGGCGCGGCGCCGGCGGGGTCGCCCACGGACACGATACGGCGATGGTCCGGGTATAGGTTGCCCAGCACCATGTTCTTGACGTACCGGGAGAACAGGCGTGGGGACATCCCGCGGGCGTTGATCTTGGTCGAGATCACCTCGCGCAGCACCAGCACCTGCGCCTTGGCGTTTACCTGCAGGATCACACAGGCCGGCGTTCCCCCATAGTCCCAGCCCAGTTGAAGCGGCAGAAACTTGTTGTACTCCAACGGCACCGCCGAGACGTGCCAGGGAACGGTGACGCCGGCCACCACCTTGGACGCCTCAAAATCCGGGAACACCGGCCGGCCCGTCACATCCGTCCCGTATTCCCCATCCACGTAGACCTTCTTCCAGGCGGCGGTCGAGTTGCGAGCCTTCCGTTCGTACCACACGCGCCCCGTCTTGCGACGCTGTTCAGCGGGCAGCTTCATGCTTTCCGAGTTCTGGTTGATGTACTCCAGGTTCTCGGCCTCCGGCGCCAGCCCGCCAGCCTGGTGCAAGATGCACCAGTCGGATGGATCCAGGTCCATGGACTCGATCGCGTCGCTGTTCTCATCCAGTTCCAGCATCGCGTCTTCCGCAAACGCTTCCGGCGTACTCGCTTTGGCGATCGCCTTGCCCGAGGCCGCCAGCAATCTGGCCTCGATCAGTGGGATCCAGTGCAGTTCGTCCGGTGGGTTTGTGTCCATGATGATTACGTCGTACCCCGCACCGCCTTCGCTGGCGGGCGGGTAACGCCCCGTCCGGCCGGCAATGTCCATAATCAGCTTCAGCGGAATGAACTTGACCTCGTTGGCCCAGGCGGCCGTGAACTGCGTCCCCAACGCCTTGCGGACGTGTTCCGGTTTGTCCATCGAAACGAACCAGATGTCCGCCTCGATGTCGCCGGTCCGGTAGTAGAAAATGATCGGAATGTCGTAGCGAATTTCCCCCCAGTATCCCGCGGGAGCCCACTCAAGCCAGGACTGAATAGTTGAACTTTTTAAATCGGGATAGGTCTGCGAGCACCAGAAAGCCTTGCCGTTGCGGCGCACATAGACGACGTGTGTTTCCACCTCCAGGCAGTAGACCTTACCAACGTACTGTTTCTTTTTCCAACCCGGGTAGCGGTCCGCATACCCCTGAACCTTGAGCGCTGGGGTGTGCTTGCTGGAATTCACGAAGGTGACGGTGTATTCGACGGCGGATGTGACGATGTTCACGCCGTTGTGAACGCTAACGTGGCCACGGCGGTCCCGTGAGGTGACGTTGGCCACCATGCCCGCCTTGAGGGCGATTTCCTGCAAGTCGCCGGCCAATCCCGGAGAACTCGTCCAAGCGGTTGTCACCCGGCCGACCATGCCATCCCCGGCCAGGAATCCCTTGATGAAGGCTTGCAGATGTTGCGGAGGGGCGGCCTTGGCCCATGCCGGGATGCGCTTGGTTAGCGAATTTCCGCACTTGGAAAGTTCTTCGGTCAGCGCATCCGTCTCCGGCGTCTGCCGGACTGCGTATTGGATGCAGCCACCAGATACTTTCACTTATCGGTGTGGCAGACCTGCCGCCGCAAACAAACCGCGTACGTACTCTGGATCCTTCTTCTGACTGATGATGCAACGGTAGTGAGGCTTGCCGCCCGTGCGGCGCGGATAGATGCCCGCGTAGCCCTCGGCAAACCAAAATCCGAGCCATTCGAAGAACGCGGGGCTTCGCTCGGTTGGCGCACCCTCCCAGAGTGCATCCCGCTTCACTCGTACATTGATCTTCCCGTAGATGTCCTGTGCGGTCTTGAATTCGTACCCACTCCATACCTGCTTGCCAGCCTCAACGCTCAGTGTGCTGGCGTACATCCTGTGGTCGGGCGTCACGCAGAAATCCACGCCCTCGTTCTCGAAGGCAACCATCTCACCGACGTAGTCGGCTTGGTAGTAGTAGGTTGGCGCACTGAACTCCAGCCGGTCGTTCCTGAGCATGGCGACCCGGTCAGACTCGGCCAAGTCCTTGAAAAGCCGCCAGCCTCGGTTCTCGGTGAGGATTTCAGTTTCGTCGTCATAGCAGTTCCGCACAACGAGAAAACGGGTACGGCGCTTGCCGTCGCTGCCTCTGCGTTGCTCGGCCGCCATGCGGATGATATCAATCACGCAGGCGGTGGATTTGCCGGAGTTGATGGGGCCGATGATGATCTTGAACAGGGCCTTGCTGGCGTGGAATTTAGCCGCCGTCAAGCCCGCCGAGTACACCTTGTTTCGATTCGTCGTCGGAACCGGCGTCAGGGCTTCCGCCTCCGTCAACTCCCGCTGGCTGGCGATCTCCTTCAGGCTGGGACGGGCCATCCGGTTTTTCCTCTGGCAGGGCGGGCACTGGGGATCGGTTCAACACCAACGGCTCGGAGTGCACTCCAGTATTGGGCGCATTGAGGTTGATAATCAAGGTGGGGCCGCCCTGGCCAGAATCCCCGCCCGGGACGATCGGAGCCCGCAGTGCCCCCTTCACCTGCGCGAACAGCCGGGCGGCCGTCTGCAGGTCATGCGCTTCGATCTCCTCGTGCTGCGTAATCGTCGTCGTTTCCGTGCCGTCCTGATTCCGTTTCGTTACTGTTTTGGTGTCGACCTTGATGCGCTTCAGGCCGCGGGTGTTTTCCTTGGTCAGGTCCTTCAGCGCCAATTGCCCTTGATCTCCCTTGGTGTACAGCCTGCCGATGTCGAACTGGGTGATGAAGTAAAGCCGCTCCAGCAACCGGTCCATCTCGGTCGGCTCGGTGACAATGTCCACCCAGAGTTGCCGGGCCTCCAGCAGGGCGTCGCGGAGTTTCTTGTGAAGGAACCACTTTTGCGCCTTCTCGGCCTGAGTCTGCGTGTCTCCCACCAGGAGTCCCGCTGCGATCGGATTTCCGATCGCAGGCGAGCCTGGGTGGGTGAAGGCGGCGATGCGCAGCAACTGCAGGATCGTGAAATTGCGATCCGCCAACGTCTCGTGCAGGCGCTTCAAATGCAGCGGGGCAACGAATGACAGGGAACTGGCTAGAAGGTCGGAGGCATTATCCTTTTGCGGTGAAAGCTCGGAAACCATACGGGGTTGACCTTCACCAAGTCGAGTATGTTGCAGTAGCCGTCCTCTCCGGCCGGCGGGGTCTTCACGCCCCAGAAGCGTAACTCCAACAGGAACGACCGGGCAACCCGCATCTTCTTCAGTTCGCGCTCGGCCGCCTCGGCCCATTCCCACGGTTTGCCGCGGTGCTGCACGGCCGTCTTGAGCATCACAGCCGAGATCGTCTTGAAGAACGCCTTGCCGGCTACGATTTTCGCGGCGTCCAGGTCCTGCTTGGTGACGGGGATCACCCGAGGGCGGTGGATGGGTTTCGTGAATTTCAGGTACGGGTCGGGCGGATCCAGGCCCATATCGTCGCGCAGGACACGCAGGCAGACCCGGCGGGTATCGTCGAGATGCACTTGGCTGGAAGGGACAACGAACAACTCTGCGCGGTAATTCGTGAAGTCCGCACCTACCTCGTCCACGACCTCCGCCCACGGGCCAAGGTGGTAGGCCAGCCGGGTACGCAGTTTGTCCAGGCGCTCGTGCAACTTGCCGGTCGTCTCGCCTTCCGGGATGGGCAACTGCACACAGAAGGCGGCTGACTTGCTCGCGTCGGTCATCAGGTTAGCGTCGGCTCAAGAGAAACAAGCGGCAGGCTGAGGATATCGAACGGCCCTCTCACTCCATCGGTCAGATAGGCCGATGCCTCCAACGCCGTTGTCAGCGCAACCTTCGCCGAAGAAGGCCCAGAGGCCCATTCGCGCATCGCCCACAGCACACCAATGGCTTCCTTCGGATTGCCGATACCGAAGAACGGCAAGTGCGGTTCCAGCACAGAACCGTAGTTGGCAATCTCGAACAACCGTCCCTCAACACCAATCAGCAGACAACCATCCAATATTTGTTGGCCATCCTTGGTTGTGAACGTCCCCAGTTCCTTGGCTCTCTCCCACACCCATATGCGAAGCGTGTCTTGTATCCATACTATAAGGCCGCCGTAGTGAGAAATCGCGTCATACTTTGGCCAATCGGAACGATGCAGTAATCCGACCAATGCCATCGTTCCAGCGATACCAATCAACGCACCGCCGACATCTTTCACCTTGGGATGCCGGGAAATTACCAGTTGCCCATCTCCGCAGGAAATCGCCCGGTCCCCGCCCATCCAGACGGTGCCGTCCTTGTCCACCAGCCCAACGATGCAGGTCATGCGTGAATCTCCTTTCTGTTCTTGAAGTACTTGGTGCCTGAGTGCTTCCCCTCGGAATACATCCTGAAGGCGATGTCCCAGTCCTCCGGCTCGGCCGACTGCTGCGCTTCTTCCATTTTGTCCAGCCGTTGGCGCGCAACCGTGAAATAGGAGTCAAGTATATAATTCCACTTCTTTTGGGCGCGCTTTCGTCCGTGTTTTTCCGCGGCCTGACGATCTTGCGCTGTCCAGACCAGCGAGGATTCCGAATCCTCGTAATCGGCCTCGTACCCGCCACCGGAGCGGATCAACTCTCTTGCTTCTTCCCGTAGCGATTCCTCCGGCGCGGTTAGAGAGAAGTCGAACAGCAACGCCTTGGCGCGCTGAATCCAGCGATCCTTTTTCATGCGTCCTCACTCCCGTGGGGCTCCGGATCGGGCGGCCGAGTCCGGGCAAACTCCTCCGGCGTCTTCAGCCGCAGGCGTCCAACCTCGCCCTCCGGCCAGTAGAACGTGGGCCCCCGATGATCCGGGTCCCGAGCGGCCCGCTGATCGTTCATCGTGAAGCTGTGGGCGACCTGGCGGGGCACCCCCTCGTCCCGCGCCCGTTGCGTCAGAGCAGCCTTGCGCTCCGAGTCTTCCTCGCGGTCCACGGCGTTCCAGGCGTCCCGGACGCGCAGCATCTTGGCGGCCTGCTTGTAGCTGATCGAGTGCTCCGGCTTGCGGTTCATCGAGGCTTCTCCTCCTTCTCGAAGGTATCGGCCGGCAACTGATCGCCAGGGACGTAGAAATCCCCGGCCCGGTTGACCACGGCAATCAAGGCCCGGGCCTCGGTGTCGTAGGTGCGCATCGGCTCCTGGACGATTTCACCGATGGCGTCCTCGTCCTTACTCCATCCGAACATGATGCGTCCCAGCGATTCTCGTGGATAGGGCCGGAACGGATTCACGATCAGGTGAAGCGTCTGTGGAACGGTGCTGCCGAGCGGGGATTTGCCGTGTCGGCGTAGTTGCAATTTCACCCCCTTGGGATGCAACTCCATCCCATCCAGGGTCCAGCGCGGCGTCAGGCGTTTTTCAACGTCCCACACGATTTGTTCGTGGGTCGAGCGCAGCATGAACGGCCAGCGGAGTTTCACGGCGTCACCTCGTCAGGATGTAATAGCCAAGCACAATCGCGGTGCCCATCCAACCGCACCCCACTAGGGCAATGGCGCCGACGAACCGCTTGATCTCCTTGGTCTGCTCGCGCAGGGCGAAATGACACCACGCACGGGTCTCCGACAGTTCCGCGCCGACGCTTTCCACGATGATCGCTACGGCCCGCTGCAACTCGTCGTCCTGCTCGCCGATCGTCTGCGTGGCGGTGAGATCGTGGACCTTGCCGATCTTGCGGCGCGGTTTGAGCGTGGCGAGTGTCAAAATGTTCGGATTCTCTGGTGCCGTCCGGGGTGGATCGAACTTCTGGAACTGCTCGCTGTCATGGTCGAAGTGGAACGGGCAGAGAGTTCCGATCACGAATTGCCTATTCTCAGACAGCACCGCGACCCTCTCGGCCATGAACCCGTCCGCCGCGCAGACGGGGCAATCCCCGGCCGCCTTCCACTGGATCAGCCGGCCAAGAGACAAGTCCTTCATCCGGCCAAAGGCCCGTTCAGTGTAAGAGTCCATCAGCGCCCCCCTTTGCCCATGGCCACCAACGGCGTCTGCCGCGGGAGTTCGGGCGGTTCCTGGTCAACCCGCTCCACCGTGATCTGCAGGCGCTGGCGCTTGACTGGGGTGCCCGGCACATCCTCCCCGAACGCCACCCACACCGTCGAGACCTTCGGCATCTGCCCGATCGAACCCACCTCGTCGCTGACCGTCGCCCTGAATTTCTCCTTGCGCAGCACGTTGTTGTTGAAGCGACGCATGGCTTGGGCGACGACGGCACCCGGGGAATCGTTGGGCGAGTCCAGCTTCACGTTCCCGCCGATGGAGCCGACCTGCACAAGTTGGAACTCCGGCGGCAAATTGAACCGGTCAGAGGCATCGAATGTGACCGTGCGCGTCGTCCCATCTGGCTTTTGGATGACCGCCGTCAGCTCGCCCGCCGCATCCTGGCACTGGACGGACAATACGCGGAACCGCGAGATGGCGCGCGCCTCCACGCGCAAGTCGCTGCCCTCTCCGACTAGATCAACATCGTCATTGTCGACTTGCTTAAACTCTTTCATCTTCATCCCCAACCCTGCGGCGCGTGAAAATATCGCGACCCCGGAGCCATGGCTGTAGGTGACACGGGCTGGTTTGGGCTTCGGCAATGGGTTCCCGGCCAGTCCCAGCGCCCACAGGATCAACTTGTAGCGTTCGATGAAGGTCATGGCTCACCTCGGCCAGCAGATGTTGTCCAGCCTCGAATCGGCGGCGCAGCACGCAACTTCCCTGGCCAGACTCATCCCGCCGTTCGCGCCGAACACCGCCAAGTCCACCAGGTTCGACATCTCTTGATTTTCCGCAGATCGTTGCAGCACCAGCGCCGGCAGCACTTCCTCCGTCCCAAGCAGCTTCTTCTCCGTTGGCCGGTACAGCACGATCGTGCCTACGACGAGACTCATGGCGATTCCTTTCGCTTAGGTGTCTTTGGTGAGTATCCCGTCCCCCATGACGCGGAACTCCATCCCGGCCGGGAACGTTCCCTTGCCTTTGAACCACAGGTTTACCAACGTTGGAATGACCTTGACGCAGCGGGCGTTCTCCCGCGACTCCAGCAGCGGGGAGAGTTTCTTCATATCCCACGTCCGTCCCGGGTTCAAGGCAAGTCCCCACGCATCGTCCTCCCTGGCCGTAGTGACGACGATCACCCGGAGCGGGGTGCCGGGCTTCTCCACCACGATGGCGTGTCCCCAGGTCATGGCTGGCTCGTCCCTTCGACGCCCCGCGCCATGCGGTCGCGGGTGCGCTTGTGCAGCCACATCAGCGCCTCCTCGATCAAGGCCAGGGTGAAGACGTTCTCCGCGCAGGCATAGGGACCGGCCTGGAAGCAGCGCAGCCGGTCGGCCACAATGGCCAGCAGCGCCTCGTGCGTGATGCCGTTCACGCCCGCTTCGGCAATGGGGCCGTTCTGGAATAGAAGGACCCCCCAATCGTACTGACCGGGAATCCCAAGGTGGTAGGCATGGTGCGCCCCGCCGGCGCCAGGCTCGTCCATCACTTCGATGGTGATCCCGTCATTGACCGGGTTGATTTGGTGTTCTGTGATTGTGCGCATTGCTCCTCCTTCGTCAAGCCGCCACTGGCGGCGGATCCGG